GTGCCCCAAGCACTTGCACCCCCTCGGGGTCAAGGGGGGGACCCGTTTCAAGATCGCTTGAAATCACGGCCTGCCCTCTCCGCAGCTTCTCGGGCTGTCTTTGCTGCATGGCATGCCTTGCACAGGCTCTGCAAGTTGGACCACGCATTCGTGCCACCTCTATGCAGCGGAACGATGTGATCCGTCTCTAACTCATGGATCGCACCACAGTTAGCGCATTGGATATGCACCTGTTTGTGATGCCTTGCCGTGCGCGTCCATGATCCGCCTCGAGACTTGCCAACAGTCAACGGCTGGAACGGCGTTCCGAGATCGGCCTGGTACTTGAAGCGCGTTAGACGAGCCACGGTCCAACCCCTTCCCATAGGCGATCGTCATCCTCGTAACGCCACACCAGCAGCCACGGGCTGTTGTTCTGTCGGCACAGCACCACCGGCGTGCGCTGCCCTGCCGCATCTGTCACGGCTTGCTTCATCCACCGAGCGGCAAGTCCGCACCGAGGCGCCATGTCGGGAAGCACGATGCGCCTGGACACTTGCTTCGCGTTGCACAGCGTTGCAAAGTAGAAACCGTCCGCCGACAGGCACAGCGGAAGGCGCTTCGCTCGTTTCGTCCACCAGGTCAGCCCTGACGCATAGTGCTTCACCTCGACATGGAGGCCGATGTCCTGGCTCGGCATGACATCGGCAGAGAACTTGCCCGACACTTGCGCCGTGCGCTGCCACTTCACGTCGAACACCAGTTCGAGCGCACGGCACGCCTCGAGCTCGGCTCGCTTGCCCTTGGTACGGCTCTGGATCATCGCCTGTCCTCCACGATGCTGTGCTGTCCGTCCCTGACGATTACGCCGCCGCCCCGTTCGCGCATCCGGTGATAGAAGTCGGTGTCCGAGCCGCCACCGGCGCGACCGATGCGGTAGCGGAGGTCGTTCATCTCGTCCTGGACGGCCCAATAGACCGTCCATCGCTGCCTGATTAGGTCGTGGGCTGCGTCGATCTCCGCTCGGACCGCTGCTTGCCGCGCCTTCGCCATCTCGAGCTCCTTGCGAAGCCGTGGGATCAAATCCCCCGCGCCCGGAATTCCGGGACCGGACGCGGGGGCCGGAGCGACGTGCTCCTGGTGTTCATCGCCGGGGTCGGTCATGCTGCCACCCCCCTGATCTTGTGCAGCACGACGGCCCGAACGTCGCGGGCGCCCTCGAGGCTGTTCACGATGCGCTGGAGCGTGTCGTAGGGCGCGTTACCGGTACGAGCCCAGTTCAGGCACAGGAGCCGCCACGCCGGCGGTATGTCCTCCCTCGCGAGGCCGTGCTGCTCCATGACCCGCGAGCAGACCCGGCGCTGTGCGTCGATGTCGGCTCGAGGATCGCGGGCTCGGATCCTCTGGACCAGCTCATCGAAACCTTCCCGCCCCCCCGCTGCGGCGTCAGCCGCGCCTTGGTTAGGTTGGCTAGTTCCTTGGCTAGTTAGAATCCCTAGGCACGGTTTGCCGCATTGCGCTGCATCTCCTGCCGCATTGATAGGCACGGTTTGCCGCATTACCCCTGCACCGTTTGCCGCATTGACCCCGTCGAACCGCACCGAGTAGTCGAGGCTCTTGGCCCCGCGCTGGGTGGTCGTGATCAGCCCCTTCCGCCGCAGGGACGCGACGATGGTGCGGATCGTGCGGACGCAGAAGCCCGTCTTCAGGGCCAGCGTCCCCTGGCTCGGGTGGACGCGGGTGCCGTAGTCGATCAGCGCGAGGAGCACGAGCTTCTCCTCGGGGGTAACCGAGTCGCCCAGGCGCCAAACGTCGCTCGGGACGTTCTTACCCATGATCGACCTCCATGTCGATGAGGTCGGCGACGATGTGGCCGTCTTTGTACGGCTTGAGCTTGACCATCACCATCCGGCCAGCCATGTCTGCGAGCGGCTCGAACGAGGTGTAGTCAACGTCATCGCGACCGTCGCGCCCCTCGAGCGTCACAACCCAGTACGGCTTGCCGGCCTTGCTCACCTTCTTCTCGACGCCCGCACAAACGCCGCGAACCTCGAGTAGGGCGCCGGAGTCGCCTTTAGGCGCGTCCGCGCCTTTGGATGGCGCCGGGAGCCTCTTGATCGGCGCGGGCGGCTCCTGACGGCTCTCCGCGGCTTCCTGCGGCATCTCCTCGGCGAACGATCCCTCGGCACCGAGCAGCGCGGTCGCCCAGCCCATCACGCCCTTCAATGCGCGGCCCGTCGCCCGAGTCTGCGCCATCATCTGCCGTGCAAACTGGGGACGGTTGCACCACGGCTTCTCGTCATCGAACACGCAGCCCATGCCGCGCCCGACGATCTTGCCGTCGGCCATCACGGTGGCGATCGCCTCCCAGTAGCCGGCGATTCCGTCATCGCCAGCCGGTACATGGCGCATCGACTCAATGGCGGTCGTGTAGCCCATCGCGGTGCCGATCGCCTGGGCGCCCTGCACCATCAGGTAGCCGCGCCCCTGGACGCGGACGATGAAGTTGTCCTGGACGAGCTTGGCGACGGAGGCGACCACCGCCTGGTTCTGACGCACGCGATCCTGCGGCGAGAGGAGGTCACCCATGACGCACCTCCAGCTGCTTCGCTGCGGCCTTCTCGGCGCGGCGTGCGTCCTCGATCCACTTCTCGAGCTGCCCGCGGATGCTGCGGTGCTGCTTCTGTCCCTCAACCGCCGCTGCCCGGTAAAGCTCCGAGCTGATCCGAATCTGGATCGTGGCGCTGTCCTTGATCTCTCGCATATCGCTGCCTTTCTTGGCAGCGGTGCGTGGTCAGTAACCGGTCCCTGCTATGGCTGTTCTGTTAAACGAGAACAAGGGACCTTCCAGCCGCTGACACAGATGCACGCACCGCTACGGGTGCATCTTATCGACGATCGCGCGTAATTGCTTCAATTTTGCTTCGCGAAGGTGCGATCGCTTCTTTCGTTCACGAGCGGCTCGTAACCGTTGCATCGCAAAGCACTTATGGGTGCCCACTTTGGTGCGCCAATCCCACCCGGCGTCTGGGTCGCACGACAAATCCCACATTTCCCGGGGCCAAAAGTCCCGGCGAACCAGCCACCACACCCCGCGGCTTTCGTCCATGCGCCGGAGGGATGCTCGCACCGATGCATCCATCCCCATATTGTACCAGTATGCCTCAACCCGACAAGGAACTAGCAATCTTGCTCCTCATCGTGTGGATTCTTGGACCCCTGTTTGGGGCCGGAATCAGCCTGGCGGTGCTGTGGTGGCTGATCAAGAGCGCCGTTTACCACGGCGTCGTTCGAGCCATCCGAGACACGCGGTAATCGTCCGGCGCAGCCAGCGGGGCGTGGCGGCGTTCAACGCCTCCTTGCGCTTCAGGCACCCGCCGCATGGTTTGATCCCGACCGCCTTTGTCCCCTGCTCAATGACGGTTCCGAGTCCGGGTTGAGACTGGTTGAACCGCGATTCGGCGCACTTTCCAAGAACGGGTTCGCCGTCCCTGATTTCAAAGCACCTCGTGCGGTTCTCGCCGTTCCAACGGTATCGAACCGTCACGACAGGCGCATGAGGGTGATGTATGTCGGGGGTTTCCATGTCGATGAGGCGTTGATAGGAGTCAGGCCGTCCGCGCTGCAATGGGTGTCGTTCAGCTCCGGACAAAGGATTGCGTTCAGGGTCGGGGACGGCCCGTATGTCCGCGCTCCCTGGCTGTAGTGGTTGCAGTACACCAACGCATACGAGCCCTCGGCAAACCGTTGATTTGGTCGCGGTCGCCGAGCGTAGACGCAACTCCAGTAGTAGCGGACAGTCCATGTACCCGTAGTACGTGGACAGCCGGGGTCTGCGAGGAATACGGGATACTGGAACGAATCCTCGTAGTAGTAATTCACCTTGATCAACGTGCGAACGTCAGGGTGTCCTACCGGTGCCGCCTCCCATTGCGGGAAGTTGCAACCGTTCCATTTCATGCACGATTGCACCCATTCGATCTGCACCCATTGATCGTAAGTGTTGGCAATGATGCAAGTCGATGGGATGCCGTCCGGAACGAACGTACCGCAGCAGTTTTGGTTCTGATTCGTCCCGCCGCCCAACGGCCCCTTCCATGTCAGTTCCGCGGATCCCGCGCTGATCAGTCCGTCCGTTTCAACGAGGGCTTCGCAGACATCGTCCTCTTCGCAGTCCGGCAACTGGGCAGGGTCAGGCCATCCGACCGCCTTGCGCGAATGCATCACGCGACCGCACGGACCCTTCTCGCAGTCATAGGCATAAAACGGACCTGTCGCGTAGGCACCTGACCCTGCCTTGTCGCCAATGATCCCCGTCGCCTCAACGTAGACGGACCACGAGGGATAGACCGACTCCGGGACCGTTGGACACGGTTGACACGGAATCGGACTCGGTGGCGGCTCCTCGAGGCAGCAGCACCGGCGCTGGCTCACTTGGCGTTCTTCCGGCACCACCAGAAGCCGATCCACGCACCAGCGGCAAGGATGGCGGTGATCAGGATGAGCGTCGAGGCGAAGTTACTTTCGGCGAGCATGGGCGACCTTTCGGGGATGCTTGGTGCGGAACGTCGCGCCGAGCGAGCAGCCGGCGGCGAAGGCGGCGGTGACGGTCACGATGATCCAGAGGATCAGGGTCTGGTCTTGGTTCATGTGCGGCTCACTTTTTGAGTCTGTAGACAATGGCAGCGACCGCCGCGAGGCCGACGGCCGCCGAGATGAACTGCATGGTCACCCACACCGGGCTCTCGTCATCGGAGACATAGGCGACGCTCTGGTGAACGGCTGCCGCGCTGTGCTCGATCTCCGCCAGCTCGAGCTGCGCCGCCTCGAGGTGGCCTCGAGCGCGAACGGCCGACGCGCGGACATCGTTCGCCTCGCGTGCGATGGTCGCGGTCGCCGAAGCGCAGCCGGTGAGCAGGAGGACGGCGGCGACGCGCTTCATGCCGGAACCCAGTCCTCGATGGCTTCATCCCATACCCAATGTCCAGAAGCTGGATACGGAACCGGAGGATTCCATTGGCAGGTCGCATCATCTAGAACCCAGCTGGCATACGGCCTTGGCGGGATGAATGCGTTCCGCACCTCGTCGTAGGAATAGCCAATGCCTGCGTAGTTCTTGCGGACACCGCCATCGGCCCATGTCTCAATCCATGTCCCTCCGAGATTTGCATCGCACCAGGCAATGCTCGGAGCCACGATGACCTGCACGACATTAGAACTTTCGATCTTTGCAGCAATCATGCCGTAAATGTCCCGCTGGAGGTGAGTGTGTGGGTGGTGAATCCGCCAGCCATACTGGTTGACCACGTTCCCGTAAATGCTGCCGTTGCGCTTGCATCACCCGAATACCGGATGACGACAACGCCGCTGCCGCCGTTTCCTCCTGCGGAACCGGTGCCAGAGCTTCCAGTCCCTCCTCCTCCGCCGCCTCCTCCCGTGTTGGCCGTTCCAGCAGATCCGGCAGATGGAGAAGAACCGCCGACGCCGCCGTTTCCGCCGCCCCCACTTCCGCCCGTTCCCGCGGACTGGCCGCTAGTCGCATAGATGCCACCACCGCCGCCACCGGCGTAGGTGACGCCGTTGTATGTCACTCCAGCGCCACCGTTACCAGTTCCGCTGTTTCCGACTGCACCGACCGCAGACATACCGCCACCACCGCCGCCGCGATATGGGGCGTTACTGCCAAGTCCGTATGCGCCACCATTGAATCCGATGCTGCCGGTTCCGCCGGTTCCGGATGGCCCACCGCCAGCACCGCCGCCGCAACCGCCATTTCCGCCATTGGATGCGCTTCCGGAGCCAGCCCCACCGCGACCGCCTCCGGTTGCAGTTGTCATTGTCGCAAATACGCTATCGCCGCCAACAGTGCCGACGTTGTTTCCAGCCGCCCCTCCTGCGCCGCCGCTGCCAATCGTCACGGCATATGTGGTGCCTGGCGTGAGGACAAATGCTGCGTCACGAATCAAACCGCCACCACCGCCGCCGCCTGCGGCGTAGTTGTTGGTCTGGCCGCCACCACCGCCACCACCGCCACCGACAACGAGCACTTCGGCGGTGTACGTACTAGATCCGGCAATTGCCGCCCGGCGCATCATCGAGCCCATCATGGGATCACCTCCGCAGTAACGCGCAACGCGATCGTCGCGATGTGCAGGTTTTCTGATCCAGCCGTCGGGTCGGCGTACAGCACGACCTCGCCCCACGACGGGCCGGCGAGCGTGGCGGTCTGCGTCGCGGTAAAGCTGGTGGTCGCGGTGCCGCCGCCAGCGCTGACAACGGAGCCGGTGACCGTGGTGGAAACGCCCGCCAGCGTCAGCTTCGCCTTCGGCGTGTAGCCGGTCCAGTTGAAATTGTTCCCGCCCACCTCGTGGACGTGGAAACTGATGTTCAGTACTTCCCCTGGCACCACGGTGATGCTCGGGATCGGAGTTGCCAGCGTCAGGTTCATCAGATGCACCTATACGGGTTGGGACGGTCAAAAAACGGGAACGCGTTTCCGGCGGTGTCCATCACGACATGGACGAGGACCTTCGCGGACAGCTCCGACGTGGTCCAGTTGCCGCCGCTGTACTGCGACCCGACAGGTCCGAACTGGTCGGCGGGCGTCGCGTTCACCGCAACGCCATCGACTCTGGTCGCGGTGTTGTGGTACTCCCGGAGGTTGATGCAGTTCGTGTAGTCGAAAGTAAGGTCGGTGCCGACGGTGACGCCGGAACCTGTCAGCGGCGGCGGGAACCAGAGGCGAACCGTGTACGTCCAACGGTACCCAGCTCCGGCGATCGCTGAGGCGTTTCGCACCTCGCACAGGCCCATCGTGACGATCTGCCCTGCCCCCATCTCGCGCCGCGCCCAACGGAGCGTGTCCTTGTTGTCGATGGCCGTCGCCGCTCCCTGCGTCCATGAGTTCACCACGGCACGGTTTGCGCCGGCGATGCCCTCGTTGAAGATGGGACGGGTCCAGCTCATGGATATGCGGGCTTGGGCGAAGTGATCTCAGCCATGTTTGCGGATCCCATTAGCGTCGCGAACGTCGCGGTGCTCGGGTACTTCTGAAAGAAGCCGATCTTGTCAGCCTGGAGCACCACGACGCCAGCCACAGTCGCCCCCGACGTGCAGAGCGGCTGTCCGGTCGGCTTCGGGATCGGCACTTGCTCGAGGTGGTACCAGGCGTCGAACAGGAACTGGTGCTGGATGCGGTACCACTCGTAGGACGGGCTGATGGTGAAGCCCTGATACACGACGGTGCCCACGTCACAGCCGAGAAAGGTTGCGTCGTTCCGCTTTCCGATGTAGCTCGAGTAGCTGCTGGTCGGCGGCTCGGGCGTTGCCTCGCGAGTCCGGTCCCAGAGGAACTCGAACGTCATCGACATCTGCGGCACCTCGTAGGTCGGCGGGTTGCCGTTGAGGTCCACTTTTGTCCCGCCGATGTCAACGACGCTTCCGGGCCATGCCACCGTGCCGTTTGCCGGGAACGTCGGGGCGATGCGCCACATCTGCGCTGCCCGAACGCCGCTCGAGCGCGTCACCTGAACGTAGGTGCCCTCTTGTGCGTTGTACGGGTCAAAACTGCCGAACCTGCACGTCACTTCCCACACATACGGCGCCTCGCGCTGCATCGTCGTTTCGACGCTACGGCAGACAAACGTTTTTAGAAACGAGTTGGAACCGTAGATTGCAGACGGCAGGCGTTCGCGGATCTTCGGCAATCCGGAAGCCGAGAGCATCTGCTGATCGCCCGGATAGGTGTCTCCGGAGCTTGCCGGCTCCCATCGGACCTGGTACTGGAGGTCGAGCGTGTGCTGCTCGCCAGGCATTGCCAGCGAGTAGTTCCGCGTCTCCGGGCGCTCAATGACGGTCCACGTGCCCATTAGAACGGCCTCCCCATCTTGCTCGCGATGTCACGGAGCACGGTCAGGATGTCGGCAATGCCGGCTGCGCCGGTCAGCGTCTGGTCGATGGCGGCGTTGCGGAGCCCGCCGGCTGTCGCGGTCGCCTGACCGGCTGCGGCGATGCCAGCGGAGATGGTCGGATCGGCGGCGATCCGCTGCGCCTCGGTGCGGCTTGCCGCAGACTGCGCCTGGATCGCTTGAATCACGCCGGGCGCGACGGCCTTGGCGATCGTCTGCTCGTCCTGGTACTTCTGAATCAGCGCCTGTGTCTGCGCGTTGGCGGCGTCGAGGTCCCAGGTGGTCGCCATCCGAGTCAGCTCGTCTACCCGGTCGTTCATCAGCGCCGTCGCCTGGCGTATGGCATTAAACGCCACCTGACCGACGTTGAACGCCGCCGAGATGCCGGACGCCATTGCCGTCCGTGCGCTCGACTCGTTGAGCTTCTTGAGCTCCTGATTCGCCCGCGCCACGCCCTTGACCACGCCTGACGGGTCCACCTCTGCGCGGATGACTGCCTTCATCTCCTTAGCCACCGGACACCTCCTCGGCGAACTCCTCGATGCCGCGACGGGTCCAGGGGAACAGCTGCTGCGGTCGCTGCCCGGTCATGGCGCACGCGATGACGCCGAGCAGGAACTCGCATCGTTCCCCCGTGGTCATCTCCGTCCGTGCGATGCCGAGCGGCATGGTCATCCGTTGCTCCGGGCTTGAGATTCGCCACAGCCGCCGCTCGGCGGCTCCGTAGGGCGCGGACCGTTCACCGCCTCGAGCAGGGCCGCGGCGATGTCGCCGCGGATCGACGCTAGCTGGTCGTTCCGGTCCACGAACCGGCTACCGTCGGGCATGGTGAGGTTGTCGCCCCACCAGAACTGGTCGGTGCGGCTGCGCTGGTAGTCGCCGAGCGTCGGCTCGCGCACCACCACGTCGCCGACGCCGTCGATCGTGACGGTGCGGCTTCGGGCGGCGATCTTGGACAGGTCAAACGGCATCAGGCTTCCTCGACCGAGACGTTCCACATACCGGCCTGGGTGCCGTCATCCGAGCGGCTGGCGCTGACGATGTGGCCGGTGATCGCGTAGGCGATCGATCCCTGGTCGGTGAACGTCACGACCACGGATCGGTTCACGGCGTCGGCCAGCGTGGTCGGGTACAGGTGCGTCCGGAGCGCGTTGTCGGTGCTGCCGTCCTGCGCCATCATGTCGAACGTGACGGTGCGTCGAACGCGACCGGGCGCCCGCTTCTCTCGGAAGTCGGACAGCTGCGTCACGTCGATGCTGCTGCGCTCGAACTGCACCGACACGTTCTTGATCGGGAACGTGGTGGCGCCGGCTGCGTTGAAGTTAAGGGTGACTGATCCGCCGTAGCCAGAGATGAGTGCCATTTAGAGCTCCGTTGCGAGAATGGTCATGGTGATGGTTGCGATGCGCTCGGCGTCCTGCTGCCCGTCATCCGGCGTCTCCGCGGAGAACGCGACCGAAAGCTCGGACATCATCAGCTTGCATTCGCCGGAATCCGTGATCGTGCCGGAGTCCCACAAGGCGACCACGGCATCGGCCATCTGCGTGACGGTTTCCACCGTGTCGGCAATGCACGCGACTTCCACCGAAATCGTCCAGTGATTCGTGTCTGTGACAACGCCGCGCATCTGCGCGTCGAGGTTTGCCGCGGTGAGCTCGTAAACCATGCACGGCGTCGGCGTGCCAGCGTTCCGCATCCCCACGGACACGGTGTAGACGGTCATGCTCAGGGCCTTGTAGACGGCCTTGGAGATATTCTCAAGCGGCACGGCGAAGCCCTCCCATGACGAGCGACGCTTGGCGCAGGATGGCTTCGGCGATGGCATTGCCCATAGCCGTCGCGTTGGACCGCGCCCACCTCATGCTGATGAACGAGCCGGGAATGCGGCGCTTGGCGCCCTTGTGTCGGAAGCCGGATTCCAGCAGATGCCAGATGCGCTGCCGCCCCTTGCCGCGCTTGGCGCGGTAATCGACGCCGATGCTGAAGATCAGCGACCCGTAGCCCTTCTGCGCCCGCTTCGGGCCGTCGAGACGCGTCGAGGCGGCGATCGCTCGCCGGTGCAGCCCCTTGCCCTGGTACCGGGCGCCGCGCCATGCCGTTCGGAGCTTGCCGATGTACGGCTTGGTTCCCTCGCGGATCGCCTTCTTGCGGACGCGCTCGTTGAGTTTCTGCGGAAGCTGCGAGAGCGTGCGGCGCACCTCGGCGCTGTCCACCGAGATCCGCACGATGTTGGTCGCGCCGCGTCCTGCGCTCGGGCCGAAGAGGCTCATTCGGTCACCTCCACGGCCTCGATCTCGAGGCGCCGGCGGCGCTGGTCCATGTCCCAGCACGCTCGGCAGTTGAACGTCCTAGTGGTGCCGTTGTCGTTCCAGAGCAGCCGGCTGCGGGAGGTCAACGACGGCAGCCAGCTCGCAATGATTCGCCACTCGGTGCGGACCGCCGGGCCGCCGTCATCCATGACCTCGGTCGTGTTGGACGCCTCGACGTGCGCCCACACGGTGCCGATCGTCACCCAAGCCTCGACCGCCTGGCCGAACGCATCGACCGTGCGGACGGGGTTCTGCACCGTCAGCGACAGGCGCAGCATCCCGCTCGGGACGGGAGCGGCCATCAGCCAATCCCCTTCCCCATCATGGCGCTGATCCGGTCCCAGTAGTCGCCGGGCAGCGTCACCGTGTCATCACCGCGGCTCTGGACGTGCTGCGCCACGCGCTGAAGCAGCATCATCTCGAGGAGCGGATTCAGCGTGTTGGAGCCCGCCGTCACGGTCAGGACGAGCGGGTACGTCAGGTCATCCTTGTCGAGGCTGGCGTACTGGATGCCGTTGATCGTGACCAGCGTCAGGCTGATCGTCGCCGCGTTGTCATCGACACAAGTGCACGCCGTAGCCGGCTGGCGCTCGAGCCGGATGAGCTTCTCGGTGTTTGCCGGCTCGAGGCCGACGTACTGCGTGCGGGTCACGGGATCGACGCACCAGCCAGTGCGCTCCTCGAGCTCCCGCTTCGCGGCCTCCCAGGCGATGAGGATCGCCGGATCGTCCTCGTTGTGAGGGATCCGCGCCCATGCCCGAAACTTGGGAAGGTCTAGCGCCATCTTTCCTCCGCAGCGGGCGGGGGGGGACGAATCCCCCCCGCGCCCGCCTATGCGAGAGTCCTATCAGGCGTTGGTCACCTGGAGCTGCACGAGGCTCTTCACGCGGGTGAAGGCCGAGTTGGCGAAGGCCATGCCCTGGAAGATCACGCGGGCGCTGCTCGCCGCGGTGATCTCGTCGCGGATCATGCCGACGCCGCCCCACTCGCGCACCGAGAAGCCCTCGGAGATGTTGCCGAGGACCGCCACGACGTTCTTGCCCGTCGTGGCGGTGGCAACGTGCGCCGGGAGGTACTCGGTGACGTACACCGGGAGGCCCATCAGGGTGAACGGCGCGGCCTGGGTGTTCG